AATACAGCGGACTATACCGAATTAGTGAAGTTTCAAGTAAATTCTCAAGAGGGGAGTTCAAACAAACACTAGTAGGCCAGCGTCGTCCACAACAAGAAAACTTATTTGAAGCAACACCAGATCAGACATTTAACACATCCGGCGCAAAGGTTGATAATAGTGATCCAGAAAATACCGGAGAAGAATAATGGCAAGAGATGATGGAAGTTTTATATCAGGTAATGCGTCGGAAAGCTCTCCTGGCCCGTTCCTTGCTCGAGTAATTAGTCACCAAGATACTTCCTATATGGGAGTGCTTGAAGTTGAAATTTTACGACCACAGGGTACTAGCAGTTCAGAAGGACAACTGCACCAAGTTAAGTATATGAGTCCTTTCTGGGGACAGACTAGTGTTGCACACGTTAATGAAAATAACGATTATAACGGAACACAAAAAAGCTATGGCATGTGGATGATACCGCCGGACGTTGGATCAACTGTTATGATATTTTTTGTTGACGGAGATCCAAAACGAGGGTATTGGTTTGGATGTGTCCCAGACGAAAATGCAAATTTTATGGTGCCAGGTATTGCGGCAACAGAATACACAGTTGATGGTGAGGGCCGAGTCCCAGTTGCAGAATATAATAAAAAAGCTACAGATACAGTGCCGGATCCAACGCAGGCTCTAAAACCTAAGCATCCATTAGCTAAAGTCTTAGAAGACCAAGGGTTACTAAAAGATGACAGTAGAGGTATTACAACTAGTAGTGCTAGGAGAGAAACACCTAGCATGGTATTTGGTATATCTACACCGGGTCCTGTTGATAAACAAGACGGTGCTACTCGTGGACGTATTGGTAAAAAAGAATGGGCAATTAAAGATGCTTTTGTAAGTCGTCTTGGCGGATCAACATTTGTTATGGATGACGGAGACGATAAATTCCTCCGTAAAAAACCAGCAAGCGATGGACCTCCGGAGTATGTAAGCGTAGAACAAGATGGTCCTACAGGTGCAGAAAAAACAATTCCGCACAATGAACTAGTTCGTATTCGCACTAGAACAGGACATCAAATACTGTTACACAATAGTGAAGATTTAATTTATATTGGCAATGCTCGCGGAACTAGCTGGATTGAAATGTCTAGCGACGGTAAAATTGATATCTATGCAGAAGATAGTGTAAGTTTACATACTAAACAAGATTTAAATTTTTATGCAGATCGAGATATTAATTTTGAATGTGGCCGCAATTTTAATTTAAAAGTTGCAGAACGACATCAAACAGAAGTAGGAACAAATAAAGTATTAATTGTAACAGCAAATAACACAATTGAAGTTAAAGGTACACATGATGAAACTGTTACAGGCGCAACTAAAGTGACAGCAAAAGGTGGATATGATTTGAATACTACTGGAGCAAATAAATTTACAGCTAGTGGTGCAACTAATATTAAGAGTGGCGGAAATCATGTAGAAACTGCCGCACAAATTCATATGAACGGTCCTGGGGCTGCCGCAGCCGCATCGGCAACAGCCCCAGAAGCACTAACAACATTTGCAAATCCAGACGAAACTGAAAGTACTATAGATAGTATTATGTTGCGTATTCCAAGTCACGAACCTTGGCCGCACCATGAAAATTTAGACCCAGAAAGTTTTAAACCTGAAAAGACTGACAGAGAAGCAGGTAGTGATATAGCAGTACCTGCAGGTTGGAAAGAATACAGTACAACTACAGATACGTTTGCTAAAGTTTCTGATTAACTAGAGAAAATATTATGAGTTCAAATGCTAATTTATATAACAAAATAACCTTACCGGCAGCGCCTAATAATAACAGAGAAGTTGCTCCTAAGATGTACAAAGGATTTAGTACAGTTAGTACAAATACGGAAAGTTTTAATCTGTACGATTTAGATTTAATAAAACAAGATTTGTTAAATCATTTTCACGTTCGCCAAGGCGAGCGATTAATGCAACCTAGTTTTGGTACAGTAATATGGGATTTATTATTTGAGCCTTTAACAGAACAAGTTAAAGAACTTATACTACAAGACGTAAATCAAATTATAAATTATGATCCTAGAATAAAAGCAGAGAATGTAATTGTTACTAGTTATGAAAGCGGAATACAAATAGAATGTACTTTAAAATATCTATCGTATAACCTTAGCCAAGCACTTAAACTGCGGTTTGATCAAGCCAACGGACTGCTAGCACAATAAACTACCCAGATAATTTTATTCAATAAATACAAGATATAGGACAAATCATGAGTGCAACAGATAGACAAAATAGATTATTACTAGCGGAAGATTGGAAAAAAGTATATCAAAGTTTCCGCAACGCAGATTTCCAAAGTTATGATTTTGAAAATCTACGCCGCACAATGATTGATTACATCCGTCAAAATTATCCAGAAGATTTTAACGATTATATTGAATCAAGCGAATACCTTGCCCTTATTGATCTAGTAGCATTCTTGGGCCAAAGCATAGCTTTCCGTGTTGATTTAAATGCTCGTGAAAACTTTTTAGAGTTAGCAGAACGTAGAGAGAGTGTTCTACGTTTAGCTCGTATGCTTAGTTATAATGCTAAAAGAAACAGCCCTTCTAGCGGTCTATTAAAATTTAGTACTATACAAACAACACAAGCTGTTATTGATAGCAATGGTCGAAATTTAGCCAATCAAGTTATCACATGGAATGATGCAAGTAATTCTAATTGGTATGATCAATTTATTAGAGTTATTAATTCTGCAATGCCGTCTACACAGCAATTTGGAAATCCTTCCGATAAAGATACAATTTATGGCATCCCTACAGAGCAATATCGACTAGAAACTTCTAATGCAGGACTTCCAATCTATTCTTTTACAAAAGCAATAGCAGGCAGATCGATGACTTTTGAAATTACAAGTACAACATTTAATGGGCAGTCATACATATCCGAAGAAGCCCCTAAGGTTGGAAATAAACTTGCTTGCATTTATAGAAATGATGGTCGAGGATCAAGTAGTGCTGGAACAGGATTCTTTTTAAACTTTACTCAAGGTACACTAAATCAAGGAACATTTACAATCACACAACCTAGTGCTAACGAATCTATTGATATTAATAGCCAAGGTATTAATAATTCTGATGTTTGGTTATACAAGTTAGATCAAGCAGGATTAGAATATGAAGAGTGGACAAAAGTTCCAGAATTTGAAAGTAACAATGTTATCTATAATAGTCTTAATAAAAGTATAAGAAATATTTTTGGAGTAGTTTCAAAAGCCGGTGATGCGGTTAGTCTTGCATTTAGTGATGGCACATTTGGAAATCTTCCGTTAGGAACTTTTAGAACATACTACCGAATTAGCAATGGTTTAGTTTATACTATTAGTACACAGGACATTCGTAGTGTATCTATTACTGTTCCTTATATTAGTTCTCAAGGACAAGCAGAAACACTAACAATTTCTTTAGGGCTAGCTACTTCTGTATCTAATTCTGAAGCAACAGAAACTAATGCAAGCATTAAAGCTAATGCTCCCGCAACATACTATACACAAAATCGTATGATTACAGGGGAAGATTATAATATTAGTCCGTTAAGTGTTAGCCAACAAGTATTAAAAGTAAAAGCAATCAATCGTACATCAAGTGGTATTAGTAGATATTTTGATTTAATTGATCCAACTGGAAAATACAGTAGTACAAACTTGTTTGCCGATGACGGCATTATCTATAAAGAAGAATATTCTTCCGGCACACGTTTTTCTTATACTAATAAAACAGACATTGAAGGTATAATTTATAATACTATTTTTGATATTATTAAACGTGCAGAAGTAAAAAACTTTTACTATTCTAATTTTATTAGTTATATTACAGCTAGTCTTAATATTGTTTGGTATAGGGTCACAGCAGATTCAAATACTGCATCTGGATATGTAGGAGCCGCAACAGACAATACAATCTATAAAGTAGGTAGTTACACTGCTACTGATTTAAAATATCTAGTACCTGGCGCATTAGTTAAATTTACAGCACCTACCGGAAAATATTTTGATACTAAAAACAATAATAAACTAATGACCGGAACAGCAACGGTATTAGGATCGTCTAGCTATATTTGGGCAGAAGTTGTTTCTGTGACAGATAACGGTACTGCTAGCGGCACAGGAACTTTGCCAACTGGCTTTGGTCCTATTATATTAAATCAAAATATACCTTCAACTGCGGTTATTACACAAATTATTCCTAAATGGAGAACAGTTATTGACAGTAGTGTAATTACTACAATGATTGATCTTATATTCGCTAATAAACCTTTTGGTCTTCGATATGAAGCTACAACACAAACTTGGCAAATTGTTTTTGAATCTAATTTAGATTCTTACTCTGCATTTAGTTTAGGTAAGCAAGGCGACACTACTAATAAACAACAAGATGCTAGTTGGATATTGTTGTTTACTACTGATAACGAATACTATACTGTAACTAGTAGAGAGCAACGATATGTATTTGAAAGTGATAAACAAGTAAAGTTTTATTATGATAGTGCTACTAAAATTTATGACAGCCGATCAAATTCCGTAGTTAATGATACAGTAACAATATTAAACATTAACA